GGCGTCTCCGAATCAGCTAGCTAGGCCCTAGACTCAACTAGGGTTTACCAACAGCGTGGGCATTTCGATGTAGTCGAAGTAACCCTGGTACGTCCAGAGCGCAACCTGCACGTAGAAGCAGCGCGCTCCGACGAGGACGGGGGCCGCCTTCGGCTCCCACGTCTCCACGAAGTCACCGACGGCGGTGTCGCCCTCGGTTGCGCCTTCCTGTGCGTGCTTGTTGTGATGGACGAGCGTTGTGGTGACTGCTTCTGCGGTCACCGTGACGTTGCCCGCCGCCTGCGCGCGGGCGGTCGAGGTCGAGGCAGAGCCGTCCGACTTCAGCGGGAGCGGCGTGAACGCCGTGCCCGCAGACGAGACGGTGCCGACCGACTTCAGCGCCATCTCCCCGTCGTCGGCGGTCCACGTATCAATCGATACCTGTGCGCGGACGGGGATGATGGTCGTGCCCGAGGCGGCGTCGGCGCACATCTCCGCGGCCTCGTCCGTGATGCCGGTGCCGTCGCCGGTCACCGGGGCCGAGATGGAGCCGATGCGTACCTGGTAGCCACGGCCGTCGAGCAGGGCTGCCTGCTGCCAGTCCATGACCACCGTCTGGCCGAGCGTGTTGAGCGCGACACCGGGGTTGGCCCCGTTACCGTAACCAGCCGCGAGGCCGCGATAGACTTCGTAGAGTCCCATTTGTTCATGTTCCTTTCAGCGCCGAGGCTCGAAGAGCCAGGCTTCGTGGGATTCGTTACGCGATGCCGAACCGGGCAGCCGCGACCTGCAATTTAGGTCGAGACGCCCCACTGGGCAACGCGGGGGCCAACGCAGCCCCAGTAATCAACGGTGAGGGTGGTGGCCGCGCTCTGGGCGAGGTCTTCGATGTACCACCACGGGGTCAGCGGGGCGTCGCCGCCGATGTTGCCGGACCCCACGAGCGCGCCGTTGATGTAGCACGCAACGTTGTCTCCGGTCGTGTCGGTCGGACCCTTGCCGACCATCTCGACCACGATATAGGTGTTTGAGGCGAGGGTGCCGCCCCAGTCCGCGTCGGCGTCGGATGAGCCGCCGTTGGACACGAACGACACCGAACTGTTGTCGGCGGTGTCGAACACGGCAATCGCGCAGTCCGTCGCCGTGAACGTCGGGGTGGCCTTGGTAGCCACCGCGCCGTCGTCGGAGACGGAATCGGTCATTCCGGTCTCGAACTTCGCGTTCGTGATGCGGGTTGCCATCTTCAGGCGGGTAATGTAGTAGAACCCCCGGTCGCCCGACCAGTTCAGGCCATAGCCCTGACCGGCCGTGTCCGACCCGCCGGTGCCCGTGGTGAGGGTCATCGTGCCGCCAACGGCCTGCGTGATACCGATTACCTCGGTCCCCGTGCCCACCGTTGAGGCGTAGTCGGTGCCTGCGGGCCATGTCCCTGAACGGGTTCCCGTGAAGTCATCCCACACGGAGACGTACTCGGGGTTTCCTTGCAGGGCGATCAGACCCTTGAGGGGGTCGCTCGAAAATCCCGTCTTGGCGAAGGCGTTGTAGAGCCTCCGGGGAAGGAAATCAACTGCTGGCATATGCTGTTACCTGTTCCGGGGCTTCTCCCGGCAGAACTACTTCGGCTCCACTGTGGACTCGCCCGCCACAAGGTCACCGTCTTCGTCTCGTTTCACCGAGACCTCCCTGCGAAGCCCCAGTCCGGCGCGACGCTTTTCCGCTTCCCTCAGCGGGTTGCGGGCGGCGTTCGCGGTCAGATGGGGCTTTGTCGCAGGAAGGTTGTTGCTTGATTTGAGCGGGGCGTTGGTGTCCACCCCGTACCTGTCGGCGTCCGCGTGCAGGGAGTGAAGGTCGTCGTTCGAGCCGTACAACGGGGTTGTGCGCCTGAACTTCGCCGTCACGTAGACACGCAGGTCATCACCGTCCACGGGGTCCGACTCAGGACTGGTGGTGGGAGACGGGACGGGGACGTGGACGGTCGGTTGCCCGATCATCTCCAGTCCCTGCTCCGTCTTCCACAGCACCCATTTCCTAACGTTTTCGTGGACGGCATTGGAGTAGGTGAGCGAGCGATTCGTGTGACCCTTGATGTCCACGGCCCCGGCCGGCACCAGGAAATACCCGCGATGCTCTTCTCCGCCTCGCGGCGAAAGGATCGGGATGTTCCGCAACCTGTGAGGGGTGCGCCTGACCGTGCCCGGAGGCAGTGACCGTGGAATCGTGCGGGGCACTAGAAGTCGTCACCTTCCGCCGCGTTCGTCACCTGAACCGTGAGGCCGTCTCCTGCGACGGTCTTGCCGCCGGAGAGTTGCCCCACCATCGAGAGCACACGGTCGGAAGCCACGTCGCCTGCGATGGAGGCGATGGCGTCACGCATCGCGGGCGGAATCGCCGCCAGCTTGTGCGCCTGCACGATGTCGTTCAGGTTCTTTACCAGCGCCTGACCGTCCAGCGGGGTTCGCGCCTGCTCAAGCAGGCGGTCGAGCTGGACACGCCGTTTACGCTGGTTGTCGCGTACTTCGGGGCGGTCGTTCTCCGCGATGTCGTGTTCGCAATCGGCAATCTGCTCGGTGAGGTCGAGCACAAAGTCTGTGCGATTGGACTCAAGGATTTCGACCAGCCGCTTCGCGGAGTCCACCGTCAGGGTGGGGCCGACGTATTCGTAGCCCTTCTCCGCCTGACGGTTCTGGGCGTACATCGCGTTGCCGATCTCCTTCCCGTTACGATGCACGGGTGCCCCGTTCGGGTAGATGATCAGGATTTCGGCGATGGTCGCGCCCTTCGGGTTCAGGAAGTAAGCGGCGGGACCGCCGGTGAGGCCACCGGGCCTGCCCCGCACCTGCTCCATAGGGGTCGCCGCACGGGTGCTGAATCCCCGGCGCGACATGCCCCGCTGAGACTGAATGTTGACCGTACCCGTCTCTTTCCTGTCCCACGTCGCTCGCAAACGCTCGTCGCGGAGCTTCTCGAAGTTCGTGGAATTGGGATTCTCGGGGCACCAGGCACGATAGTGGAAATCGATGCCCTTCACCCCTTTCAGGCCCGACTTCCCGCAATGCGGGCAGTCGCGCAGGTCGGTCGGGTCTTCCGTCTCAGCAGTCATGTCAACTCCCTCTTACTGAACCTACGAGCCGCGAGCGAACACCCCGTGATCATCGCGAGTCTCAATTACGCCCCAGATAGCCGAGACCGCAACCTTCGTAGAAAGGTTGTCGATGTCGTCTTCCTTGCGGACGCGCGGCTGGCGCCGCATACCGAGAGCGAAGGCGTCACGGTGGTAGATGCCGTTGTCGTGGCCGGCGGCGTTCGTCCCCTCGACGTTGGTGGAGACCCACGAGTCGAGGTTGTAGATGTCGCCGAAGGAGCCCTTGACGATGTTCGCGCCGCCGCCCCGGCTGAAGTCGGACGATGCGTAGCGGTCGATGGAGAGCATCGAGTTCTTCGTGGCCGGGGCCATCGCGAAGAACCTGTCGTCCATCGGTGCGTCCGCGTCGTCGAGGTACTGCACGGCGCGTCGCACGTCGTCGTCGGTGAGGTCCACCGCCAGCGTGCCGATTGCGTTCGTGAAGTTGTCCGGCAACGCGGCCAGCGTGTCGTCAATCGCGAGGTTGACGGCGTAAGCCGAGCGCCGGGTGTAGATCATTTCCTGATCCTGCAACGACAGCGAATCCTCGAACTCTTCAAGCTCGAAGGCGGCGTACTGGTGCTGGTTGATGGTCAGCGTCACCGAGGACTCGGTGTTCGCCGTGAACGTGATGTCTTGGCCGTTGTTGCCCTCGGACTTCGATGCCGCCGCGAAGGCGGTGATGGTCGGCCAGGCGATGGTCGTACCTACACCCGCGTCGTCCCGGTACTGGGTCGAGACGGTGGCCTCGAAGCCGAGGTTGGCTTCGCGAATATCGATGATCTTCTTGGACGTGATGGCGGGATTAAAGACAGCGCCCGTCGTGCTTGTGAGCGATGTGGACATGCTTGGCCCTTACTGGGCGAGAGCGCGCACGCCTTCAACCCTGCCCGTGTCTACCGAATCTGCACCGCGCTCCGCGTCGGCCGAGGGCACGTTCGCGAAAAGCGTTTGCTTTAGCTCATCCGACAGACGAGACCAGTGATTGCCACCGATCTTGTTTAGCTCGGCTGAGGTGAGCGACGCGCCCGTGTTGGGGGCGGCGTTGCCCTGGGTAGTTGCAGGGATTGGGGCGGTGCCGTTCTCGCTGGTCGTTTGGTTGTCGATTTCTGCTTGCGCCGTTTTCGCGGCTGCGTCTTTCACCCGTTCGTCGAAGGACGCCTCAAGGGTTCGTTCCCGTGAAGCGACCGCTCCGTCAACGAGCGTCTGATAGGCCTCGTCGGGCCTGCCTGCGGCGAGGTGCTCGTGATAGTCGGAGAGCTGTTCCTGGGTGTACTCGTACTGCCCGAAGAACGCCCCCGGAATCTCACCGGCAATCCCGTCCGCCGACGCCGCGCGCAAGGCGGCGCTGAGGTTCTGAGCACCACGGCTCAGTACAGCGTCATCGAGAACGGACACATCCACGCCAGCACTCTGAGCGATGCTCTTGAGTTCCCGCTTCACAACCTCGGGGTCGTTGAAGCGTTTTCGCTGGTCGGCGAGTGTCCTGTCCTTGGCTCGCTGCTCCGCGCGTCTGACCTGCTCCTGAACCTGCTCCTGGATGAGCGGGCTCTGAAAGGCCTCTTTCGCCGTCTCTGCGTTCAGAACATCTGAAAGCGTCGGCACCGCCGGGGCTTCAGCCCCGTCACCGTCACCAGCCTCGGCGGGCTGATCGGTGGGTTCTGCGATCTGTGCTTCTTCGGTCTGAACTTCGTCGGACGGCAATAGACACACCCCTCGTAACAGGAGCAGTGTGGCTGAAAATGTTCATCAGGTC